AAGAAATAAATCTTCTATTAAAAAACTAATTTCATCATCTGTCAAGTGAGATTTTGTTTGTTTATAATACTCTCTAAGAATTGTCATGTCATCATAACTAGAAAAATCTTGATTAAGTCTTACATAGTCTTCTAGTGTACCGCCAGTTTCTTCCATAAAATCTACAACTTTTTGTAAATTTTCAGGTATTGCTTTACCACTTTCTTGAGCTTGCTCTATAGCTTCTTCAACTTCTTCAGCTAATTCTTCTACTTGCTCTTCAACCTCTTCTTCAGTTACTTCTTCAAGAACAGGTGTTTCATCTTGAACTTCTTCGGAGACTTTTTCTCCGGTAAGTTTTTCATCTGTTTTTTCGACGTTTTTTTCGAGTACTTTTTCGCTAGTTTCGGATTCGTCGCGTACAGGAACCTCATCTGTGCTTTGCTCTGGAACGGCATCTGTTTCTGGTTTTTTAGTTAAATCTACTTTGATGACATTATCATCTTTATTTATTTGTTTTTTAAGATCAACTTTTGTTACGTTGTCTTCAGTAGCCTTTTCGACTACTTCTTCTTTTTTCTTTTTTGCCATAATATAATATAATAATAATTAATAATTTTTATCTAGGATCAAAACTACCTAAATCAAAGTTGCCTCCTAATATATCATTACCTGCAGACTCAAAGTTTTTAGGTGGTTTATTAGTTTTTCTTTGATCAATCATCTCACTTTGCTGTGTAGCTTGTATTTTTGTTCTTTCATCTTTACGATCCTCTTTTTCTTTTTCTCTATTTGCTAATCCTTGAGTTTCTATATTTTTTAATTGCATGCCATATTGAAACTCTAAAGCCATTAGTTCTTTTTTATACTCAACTTCTTGAGCTTGTTTTTGAGCGTCTAATTGTGCTCTCATTTGTTCAAGTTGCATTTCTGTTTGAGCTTCTGCTTGCTTTTTTTGTAAGTCAACTTGAGCCGCTGCTTGAGCTGATTGTTGATTTGCCTGTGCTTGCGCTTGTATATTTTGTAGCTGCTCAGCCCTATCTTTTTCTTGCTTTTGTTTTCTTCTTATTTTTAATAATTGATTAGCAAGTTTAATATTTTTTATTTCTCTAAGATCAATAGCGTCTTCAAGCTCTATATTTTTTTGTTGCAAAGCCATTTGTATATTGTTCTCAAGCATTGCTTTTTCTTCTTCATCTGGTTGTAATTCTATAAATATACCAAAATCATATAAATATAATTTACTTATTTCTTCTAACGTAGCAACATTATGAACACCTATAGCTTGTATAAACGCATCTTTTGCAGGTGAATACTCTATAATATCAGATATTCTAAGTGATAATCTTTCTGCCATCTCAGATGTTAAAAATAAACCAGACTGTAGTATGTGCCTTGTTGCTGTGTTACTATTTGCCGCGGCTAGTTTTTGCACGCCAACCAAAGCGTTTTTATCTGGCATACTACCATCTCTAGCTTCATTAAGCCCGGTGGTATCTCTAATCATTTGTAAGTAATAATTATAAGTACTAATTAAACTTTGCATTTTAGCACCACCATTGCTTGACTGTATTTCTTGTATAGGTACTTTTCCAGGATTTAAATCACCTTCACTTGTAAATGATCTACCAATTACCGAACCTGTTTGGAAAAACATGTTTAATGCTTCTTGTGGATTATAGTTAGTACCATTACCTAAATCTATTTCAGCAAGTCCATCTGCATCTAAGTACACACCATCAGGAACTAAACGAGATAATACTTGTTGTAGTTTTAAATGTGTTAGCTGTATCATATCAGCAAAACCAGTAATACGCTGTACTAAAGATTCTATTCTACCTTTATACATACGTGGCGCAACTATAGCATAATTCATTTTTACTTTAGTAAAATCACTTTTAGGCCTCATCATATTTTTAGCCATTTCCCATTTAAGCAATTTATCAGTACCAAGTATTAATGCTCCATCATATAAACACTCTATTGATCTGTGTAGCTTACCAAAGTTATCAGAGTTTTCCGGTGGATTAAACGTATCGTCTTTTGCTAATATTTTATCTGCACCTGTGCCAGTTTCTTTTACTTTATAAACTTCGTTCATATATGTTTTATAATTAAAATATAAAACTTGAACTTTATTGTTATCTTCTTCTCTTGAATTATAACCATTGTTATAATTTGTTTGTTTATAGTTTTTATTTTTAATTATATCTTGTAATTCTTCTTCTGATAAATGTGGAAATTGCTTTACAAGTTCATTTACTGGTATATTTTTAACTTCACCAACGTAATATATATCGTCAAAATACGGTGACTCAGTATATGAATAAACTAAATCTACAGGGTCAACATATTCTACAGTAACACCTTCAGATGTGCTAAAGTTTGTTTTTACAGCACCAATACCTAAAACAGTAAGATCATAATAAAACTGTTTTTTAATTAGCTCGTATTTACTACCTTCAAATAAAACACTTATAGCTTGTTCTTCTGCTAATTCTATAGCTTGCTTGTAAGTTATTTGCATATGAAGTTGTAATTCTTCTTCTGTTTGTGGTAACTTTGCTATTTCGCTTTCTCTAGTATTAATGCCAAATTGATCGGATGTAAAATTATCAAACTCTTTAAGCTGCATATCACTAAGTATAGCTTCCATATACTCAGTTCTTTCTTTAATACCGTATGGATCTTGTGAATACGCTTTTACGTCATATGTTCTTTCCGCAATACCATTTACAACTATATCAACAAACTTAGGTATAATAGGTACTGGTTTCCAGTCTAAATTAAGATAAGATAAATCACCATTAATAGATAATTCATCTTTGTATTTTTGTATTGATTGTTCACCTCTAGCATATAGTCTTAAGTTATGAAAATTGTTGTGATTTGTTCTATACCTATTACTATTTCTATCAGCATGAAACCACTCAGTTTCAATAGCTTTAGCTATTTTTAAGCCATAGTCGTAGCTCATTTTTTCAATATCACTTACAACTTGAGATGGGAAATAACTTCTTATAGCCATATTTATTTTTTAATTAATTTAGATATATTGCCTTTATTTGAATAAGTAGCAATATTTATATTTAGTTTTGGTTTTTCTATTGTTGCGTTCGGCCTATAAAGATGTCTGTTGTTTGCCATTATAGCAAGACCAGAACTAATAGAAGCATCATGTTTTGTTCTTTTGTTTATATCAAATTTAGCCCAGTCGTTTAATAGTTCATTAAAATAACAATTACCAAATTGACCTTCAGCATTTATACCTACATGATTTTGAATATACATTTCAATTGCAGCAGCATGGGCTTGTTTAATATCTTCACTAGAGTTTGGTATACCACCTATTTCTTTTTCTGCAGTAGATAGTTTGTTCCAAACTTTGTCAGGTCTGTTCATGCTAAAACCTCTATAACCACGTCTTCTTAAATAATATAATAAACGAGGTTTATTATTCTCTGCAAGCAAAGGCATGCCGTAAAATACTAATGCCATTAAAACGTCTTCAAAGAACATCTCTGCAGTTTGTGGCCTAGCTATATACTCTAAGAAAAAAGTATTTGCTGGCGCATCTTCCATGCTAAACTTAGTTAAACCATGCAAAGCACCTTTGGAGCCTTTACCATCTACAGTTCCTGATATATCATACGAGTCACAACCAAAAGCACCCATATGTTCATTGCCAGGATATTTAATACCATTTTTAATTACAATTTTGTTTTGTATATTTGTTGGTGGCACCCAACTTACTTTAAATCTACCTTTTGGATCTGGATAAAATATAACATTTGAATCTTTTATACCGTTAACCCATTGAAAATTACCTGTTGAAACACCTAATGTTCTAGACATTTCTTCGTTGTAATCTATTTGTTCGTATATCTTAACTAAATTAAATATACTATTTTTTGTTTCATCTCTAAACGCATGCTCTGTAGTTCTTGGAAACTGCCTGTAAAACTCGTTTAGTGCGTCTTGATCACCTTTTAAACCATCAGCTTCGTTTTGCCAATTGTCTATTACACCTACATCTATTAGCTCTCCATGGGGGTCAAAGACTTCATCACTCGGAGTATTGAAGACTGGGCTTCCGTGCTCATCAATAAATCCTTCGTAGTTCCACTCCATTGGGATAAAAAGAGAATATAGTCCAGACGCTGTTTGTCCATTTCTGTTTCGCTTCGTAACGTCGGATGCGTTGTATAGTTTTTTGAAGTTTTCTCCACCTTTGTCTAATGAATTTGATGTTGAGCCCATCATACATTTACCTATAATTCTACTACCTAATCGTAAACATGTTTTTGTAACTCGCCAGTTGTTTAATATGTTATCGGGTCTTTCCCATTTACCACTTTCGTCGTGTACTAATAGTTGTAACTTTTCTCCATCATAACTGTTATCACCTGTATTTTTCCAATCAATAGTAGTATCAAGTCCAACCAAGTCTTCCTGCTTCTCATTAGCAGTAATTTTTTTACGCGTGAACTTACTTGCAGGAACTCTATAAGCAAGCTCAGACTTAGGTCTGTCCATACCGTCTTGAATCGGTTTAAAAAAGAACGGGTAGTTAACTGATATTGGTACAACTTTGTCTGTAAACATTTTTTTAGCATCTGCACCTGTTTTAGATAATATACCAAACCTACTATCACTAGCTAATGTAGCTTGGTTAACTGTTTCTGCTGAAGACATAAAAGAAAAGCCAGATCGTCTGTTTTTAAGATAACACATACCATAACATCTTTTATCTGCCTTGCAAGCTTCCCAGAATATATAAAACAGTCTGTTTGCTTCTCTGAAATCTGGCGCGCCTACATCTATTTTACTCCATTGCAAATACATGTAATGTGTGCCTGTTATATATGTTGGTATGCCTTTGTTATTAAACCAAAAACCTTCTTCTCTTCTTTTAAACTCTTCATCTATATAATCATACCACTGCGCCTTTTTTTCTTCAGGATACGCTCTCCAGTCAAATATATTTTTAAGTCTACTTAGTTCTTTTGGGTATTCAAATTGTTGCCACTTCTTTACTTCGTTGCTCTTCCC